TGTTCTTTAATTAACTTCATTTTCTTTGTTTTTGTTGGTACAAATATAAGACAAAAAAATAAGCCACCAAACTTTTTAGTGACTTTTTTTTAAATAATCGTTATTTATACTGATTCTAAATAACTACTTACGTTTTCTAATCTTATTGACTATATATACAGTAGCTGGATAACCAGCACCTATAAGGAAGTATAGTACACTCGGGTGTGCTTCACCGCATAGTCCAAAGGCGTGTCTTATAAACTCAATCATAGTACGCCTAAAGCTTGTAAGCCATATCCTATTATGGAGCTACAGTTAAGCAGTACCAAGTTATATTGCTTAGCTTTATATACCTGAGGAGTTAGTAGGCTTATACCCACAACCAAAAGGATGAAGCCTATTGAGTGGGCTACTAAGTAAGGAGCTACGAGTAGTATACCTGTACCCATATAAGCTAACTTATCTGTGAATTTTATTCTTTGCTTAATTATCTTCATAATGGTTCGATTGTTTATAGTAGTGAACGTAAATTTCGTTAATCTTATCGGTCATCTGCTGACCTTGTTCGTAGTGGTGCTTACCAACGTGCCTTGAGTTACCTGTCTCAATAACTAGCTCTACGTAGTGCTTAGAGCCTTTTCTGTACTTTCCATCAGTACCTCTCACTTGACAGCCATAAGTATCTAACACCGTCTGTGGATATACTCTAAGAGCTCCAGTGCGTATAGCCCAACTCTTGGCCTTATCTTGGATAGTCATTGTTGAAATCTGAGTATTCAGCGTGTACGAAGTCCACACACGCATCTTGTGGGTATTGCTTTAGTATTCTGTCTGCGGCCTCTTGAGCTGCGAATGGTGAGTCCATATTGAGGAGGTATCTATCTCCATTGACAACCATTACTGATAATCCTTCCATAGCGTATCGTCTAAATCTTCTTGTGTTATTTCTATCATCTTATTATCTCTGCAAATATACGTAATATCTTGGACGTATACAACTTTTTAACATAAACTTTTATGCCGTCATCTGTATGAACGTGAACAACCAGCTTTTGGCTAGGAGATACAAAGTATGTGACTCCTAGCATTTTTAGTACAGCTCTCATTAAAATTCTTCCTCTTCGTTAGTGTAGAACATCTCACCGTTGCCCAATACAACGTCGTTCTCTATAGGGTCGAAGCCTTCTCCTACTCTGTCAGCAATCCATTGCTGAGTAAAGTAGTCAAGCTCTTGGTAGTTTGCGGGAGTGATACAAGACCACCCTGTAGCGTTCATCTCTTGCTTGATTTCGAATATGTGTTTTTGCGTTTTCATCTCTTTGCTTTATATGGAATGTAACCCTGTAGAAATATAATACTCTAAGTCGCTTAGAAGTGATGGATTACATACTCTACTTGTGGTGTCATCGTAGTAAGCAGAAACTAGCTCACCATCTTTCATTGTAACGGTGTATAAGTCACCTTGATACATCATTCTAAATTTTTCGTTTAAATTATTCATTATTTCTTTGTTTTTGTTGGTACAAAGATAAGGCGAAAATTTCTATCCGCCAAATCTTTTTTTAGTTTTTTTTATATTGATTTTATAAAGTTGTTGGCGAACTCAACAGCTTGACTGATATTCAGCCCTTCAGCAACCATCTGCATTCTATGACCGAACTTATGCCAAACATCGTGACTTCCGTCTAGTCCTGAAATTGAAACCTCGTTGTTACCGTATAGGTTATGCTTAACGGTTTGAGATGTAGTTCTTGAGATGTTGTTTTCTAGTTGGTTTTCGATAGTAAAGTACATAATTGTTTGTTTTTGTTGGTACAAATATACAATATATTTTACAGCTGCCAAACTTTTTAGAAACTTTTTTTACTTTTTATTGAAATTTATTCTCCTTAACCTGTAGCGACGCTCAAGTTCACGCTTAGCTGGTAGTATAAGCTCACGTGGGTACATCTGTGAGTTTTGTAATACCATAACTTCTAAGTGGTGTGTAGTCCTATAACTGAACATAGATGCCTGTATTTACAAATACTGGAGATACATTCAACTGTATGCCTATGCCCTTGTATAGCTTTTGTTTGTAAACTAACGCAATCATTGGCATCATATCGTTGTTTACCATAACCTTAGGTAAGTACTTGTTAAAAACCTCAGCAACACCCTTGTCTGCGTAAGAGGCCTCATAGCCATCAGCTACACCAACGTGTAAAGATAGCTGAGATGTCTTGAATGTCTTTAGTGTCTTACCTAAAAGAAAGTAATGTGAGAAACTGCCGTATGAGTTCTCCATTTTGCCGTACGTGTAATGTGTTAACTTAGTGGAGTAAGTCGCTAAGAAGCCACGTGAGCCACCCTCAGAGCCATTCTTTTGGTTATCAAAAGCAGTACTCGACTCATAGTGCTTAGTGTACTTAGGAAAGTATATAGATAAGCCCTCGAATTGACTAGGGATATAAGACCCTTGAGCGTTAGCCTGTGTCCCCACTAACATAGCACCTAGGAAGATTAAACCTCCTAGTAGTGCCAATAATATGTTTTTGATTGTTTTCATTATGCGTTAAGTTTAGCAATATAATTGTTTATGAATTGCTTACCAGCTTCGTCTACATTGTAAACAGTGATGTCAGTATCTCCTAGTGTGTGGCCACCTGAAGTGTGTCTGCTCCAAGCCATTGCAAATTCTGTAGCTTGTTTGTTGTTTTGGAAGTTGATAGTTGCTTTCATTTTGTTTGTTTTTGTTGGTACAAATATAGTACATAATTACATACTACCAAACTTTATTACAACTTTTTTGTTATTTATATTGATTCTAAATAACTACCCTATGTAGTATTTACCCCTTGAAGGATTAGCTAACTGATAAGAAACAGCATATCTAAGCGCATCGAGCTGGTGGTCAAAGCCGTTTTGTAGTGGCGCTTCAGCCTTTGTGTCAGACCATTGGTAGTTGTTAAGCTCCTTAATGATATTGGTGCTCTCGGGAGTTACTATGAGCTCATAGTCCTGTAGTAAGGCAATACCGTAGTTAACACTACCTTGACCTTTAATAGTAGGCACGATATTACAATAGCGTTTAAGCTCACTTATAAGCCTAGGCTCTGCTGAGTCTCCTACTATCACATTACGTCCAGCTACTTGGCTGAATATAGCTCCTAGCTGTGAGGTGTTCATATTAGGCTTGTTAAGATGCTCCTTAATATATATACGCTTATTGGCCTTATCTATACTCGTAGATAACAACGTTGAGGGGTCTGTGCTATATCCGAAGTCAGCACCAAACACATCTATTCCTTGGCTCTTGTATTCACCTATACTCCAGTTAGTAAAGATAACACCCTCAGCTTTCTCTCTCCAGCCTCCTAATATAGTGTGATTGTACTCACTAGGTCTGCGCTCTTTCATTGCTTCCATTGACTGTAAAAAGCTATCCCCTAGGTTATCTATATTATCTAGATAGGTAGTGTGTATGTATGTAGTATCTGCTACAGTAGCGTTAGTAGATGCATTAACTCCAGCCTCTTGAAAGAATCTCTTATATATCCAGTGCTCTTTTGTAGCTGGGTTCAATACTAGTATAACTCTATTCTGTATATCTTTAGCCCTGATGGAGTAGTCAATCTTAGTGAATAGGTTGTTATCGGGTATCTCCTCTGCCTCGTCGCATATCCAAGTAGTAATATTAGCTAACGACTTAAGTGCTGCAGTCTGATTACCTGAACCTGTCTTAAGACCCTTGAAGTATATCCTGTTGCCTGTTACCTTATTAGTTATCTCAGTTCTGTTAACGTCAAAGTATTCCTCTAGTCCTAACTCTTCTATCTTATCGGTAAACTCGGGAATGATAGACGTATATGCTGAGGTCATTGTATATCGTGTGAATAGAATATTCTGCTCCTTCTCGAATGTAAGGAATAAGGCCATTAGGTTAACGCTGTAGGACTTACCTGAGCCACGACCTCCTGTCAGTACAAAGTATCTGCTAGGGTCTTGAATAAGAGGTTTATATTTATCGTTTAGGGTTATCACTCCTTATCCTTAAAGTTGATTAGGTTGCTTAACGTGAAGTTAATATCTTGCTTAGCGTCCATAGATACGTCCATAGTTTGCTTAGGAGTACCGTGTACGTACTTCATAAACATCTCTATAGCTCTATAGTCACCTTTCTCAATAAGCTGCCTTAGCTTATCCATAACCATATCTTGGTCTATGTGGTCAGACATAATGTCTTTGACGTTCTCTATGTATTCCTTCTTGGGTCTACCCGCATTAGCTCTTGCGCCTCCCCAATTGGAGCTGTACTCTTGTCCGTCGTCTTTCTTTTTACCAGCCATTTGATTTATCTTGATTTCTCTTTATTTAAAAACAGTCTAAATAAGGTATTGTGACTATCTTGAATAAAAAAACCCTTAGACATTAAATCTAAGGGCGTTTACAGCTATTCACCGTTTTTAAAATAGTTTTAGGTTTATGTATTTATTTTTCACCTGATAAGAAGCGTCGTATTTTGTATTAGCTTCTTTTGGATAAGGGTAAACATCAAAGTTATTTTTAATTATCTGCGTGTTTTTCTTTTTAAACCTTCTGTCTCCACATACATAAAAATATCTATGCTTTCTTTTTTGTGGTATTATTTCACCACCATTATCTAACCAATTTTGATTTTTTGTTTTTTTGCTATCTATATCAAAGCCTAATTTTATCATTGTTTCTGGGATATGTCTTTCGTGATGCTCTTTTTCTTTGTAGAAGAATTTATTTACACCTCTTTTGTCTTTTTGATTTACCCTACCTGCGCCAGTGTAAATCCAATTTGTAGATTGATATATATATCCATTATGCCCATTGTTTGGGTCTGAATAGGACACAACAGCATAGTTACCTATCTCATTCAATACTTTTCCAACAAAAAAAGAAAGTGCATTTTTATCCAATCCATCGTTAGTTATCAGTCTATTTAATTCGAGATACGTACCTTTATCGAATAACCTACTTAAAAATGGCGTTGGTGGCATCCCTAAAGTACAAACACCTACTATCTCATCATCTTCAACCAATCCGAATGAAAACATAACATTACATTTTCTTTTTGCATAATGCTTGTATAATAGCCACTCCTCTGTTTCTATAGCCGTTATACTTATCACTTTGTATTTATTTGAAATTGCCATTCTATTGTTTTAACTGAGTAGTGCCTCTAACCTTTGTACGTTATTGTACCAATACATCACCAACTTACGCTTTTGTACGCTCTTAGGGTCTTTTCTATTTTCCTCTTCAGCTTTTAACAGCTCTACCTTGGCATCTGCCAACACTCCTAATATATTTGTCATCTCTTTATTTTTATTATTGCTACTATTTCC